CCTTAAAAAAGAAGTGAACATTGGTGCTAATGGTACGCAAAAATATATCATTAAACAAGGTGTTAACAAAGGTAAGGTAATAGGATAATGTCAAGATCAGGTTTATTAGACGGATTCGCATACGGAGTCATAAATGAAATATTAGCAACATTTAGAACTCAAGATGGTGGGTATGCTAGACCATCTCGTTATGAAGTTATTATTGGACCACCAGCTAAATATGCACAATCAACAGGTGCTGGTAATAATAAAAATAAAGATGTAATAAGAAAGACTTCACTAGAAATGGCTGCCGTTGCGTTTCCTGGCGTACAATTACAAGCCGAAGAAGATACAAACATTTACGGACCTCCAAGAAAAATAGTAAGAGGTCAAACATTTGCTGAGATAGTTACTCAAGTTAGATGTAGTCAAGACATGAAAGAGAAAAACTTCATTGATACATGGATGAGATTAGCTGCACCAAGAACCGACTTCTCTATTGGTTATTATGCTGATTACGTTGGTACAATGCAAATATTTCAGTTAGACAATGAAGATAAGAGAAGATATGGTGTAGAATTAGTTGAGTGTTACCCAGTCAATATGGCTGAACAATCGTTAGACTATGCAACACAAAACTCAATACAGTTTTTAAATGTTACATGGGCATATAGATATTGGAAAAACTTAACAGACGAAGCAGAATTACCAAAACCATTGCTAGAAAGAATTGGCGATGTATTTGTTAATACAGTAGAGAGACAACTGAGAAGTCGTTTACCTGCTGTTTTACGAAAATTATAATTAATAAGGAGCGATAATAATGGCATTACCTAAAATAGATAATCCTACTTATACCCTAGAGCTACCCTCAACAGGTGAGGTCGTTAAATACAGACCTTTCCTAGTAAAAGAACAAAAGGTTCTTATGATGGCTCAACAGAGTAAAGTTGACAGAGATAGAAACAATGCAATATTGGAAATAATAGAATCATGTACTTTCGGAAAAGTTGGTGCAAAGAATCCTTTGTTTGATATTGAATATGTATTCTTGAAATTAAGATCAAAATCAGCTGGGGAATCAGTTGATGTAATGATTACTTGCCCAGACGATGGCAAAACAAAAGAAAAAGTTACTATTAATATTGATGAAATAGATGTTAATATGACAGAAACCCATACTAATAAACTAAATATTACAGATACTATAACAATGAATATGAGATATCCATTGATTGAAGATGTTGATATTAACAATGCATCAATTCAAAATGATTTGGATGGTTCTTTTAAAGTTGTTAAAAGATGTATCGAGACTATTAGTGATGGTGATACAGTACATACTAAAGCTGATTATACTGAAAAAGAATTAGACGAATTTTTAAATTCTTTTAATACTGACCAGTTAAAAACGGTAATGAGTTTCTTTGAAACTATGCCGAAGCTAAGACACCCCGTAAAGGTTAAGAATAGCAAAACTGGTGTTGAAAGTGATGTTATACTAGAGGGGCTTGAAAGTTTTTTGTAATTTGCCTTTCTCACGACAGCGTGGAAAACATGATAAAGACAAATTTCCAGCTGATGCAACATCACAAATATTCTTTAACAGAGTTAGAGAATATGTTACCGTGGGAAAGAGAAATTTATATAGCATTGCTAATTGAACATTTAAAAGAAGAAAAACGAAGAATGAAAGAAGAAGCAGAAAAGGCAAAACGATGACAGATGAAAAAGTAATAGTACAACAACCACACCCAGCAGATACCAATGGTGATGGTAAAGTATCTAAAGATGAACACGCCATGTATCTAGAATTCAAACGTAAAGAACTTGAAGATGCTGATGCTATGCGTGATGCTCAAAGAACAATGGCATGGTATTCTTTATACGGAATGTTATTATATCCGTTTTTAGTAATAGTAACAAATCTTTTGGGATTTGAGAGTGCTGGAAAAATACTAGGTGATATGGCAGGTGTATATTTCATTGCTGTTGCTGGTATTGTTGCAGCTTTCTTTGGTGCTCAAGCAATGACAAACAAAAAGAAAAAATAGTAAATGGCTGACGATAAGAGTAACATAGATAAAAATAAAGAAGTAACAACAGGTCTTGGTTCCATAACCGAACAGTTAAAGACAAATAATAGAAGTCAAGCTGGTCGTGATAGTATGCGTACTAAGAATGAGAGAAACTTAATCACATCGCAAGACGATACTAATCTAAGAATAGATGATCTTAAAAAAGAAACATTAGCGAATAGAGCAGCCATTGTAAGTTCAGAGGAAGCAACAACTGAAACTGCTGATGCTGTAGAAGATGCCACTAAAGGTAATGAACAAACAAAAAGACAAGAATCTAAAGAAAATTTAAAAGAAGGTAATGAACAGAAAAAACTATTTACTGGTCTTGGTAAAATATTTTCTGAAAAATTTTCAGGTTTATCAAAAAGTGTCATGAGTGGTATATCAAGTCCTTTGTCATCTTTAGGTGTTGATCCTAAACAAGTAGGTAAATCGTTATTAAGTATAGGTCTCATTGTAGGATTGATCGCATTTTTTAAAAGTCCTCTCTTTCAAGACTTAAAAGCAAAATTAAAAGAAATGAAACCAGCACTTATGTCGGTTATTAATGCTGTAAAAACTTTTGTTTCAACATTCTCTGCAAACATAGGTCCATTGGTTGATAGTATCGTAGGAGTTTTTAAAGAAGCATTTACTGGTATTAAAGACATACTTCAAGGTTTATTTAATGGTGATGCCAGTCAATTTATGACAGGTTTAAAATCAATCTTTTTTGATTTACCAATTAAAATTGTTTCAGTTATTGGTGATGCATTTTTCAGTTTGGTAGAAAGTGTGTTAGCAGTTTTTGGTATCGAATCAGAAATGATAACTAATATAAAACTAGCATTTAGAACACTACCAGAAGCAATAGAAAAAGCAATACAAGGAGTCATGGACTTCTTTACAGTTACAATACCAGAATTCTTTAATGAGACACTACCTGAAAAATATGAAGCATTTAAGGAAAGTGTAAAGACAGGTGTTAGTAATTTACTTTCTGCTATCGTTGACCCTATTATAGCTCTTAAAGATAATATAATGGAGTCAGTTGATATAGGTATTGATAAAATTAAAAATGGAATATCAAATGTAGTAGGTGCTATAAAAGGAGCATTTAATGGGTTTATTGATGGTCTAAAAGGTATGGCAAATAAAGTAATTGATTTAATTAATAAAGTACCAGGTGTTGAGATAGAAAAATTTAAGTTAAACAAACCAGAAATACAGACAGTTCTAGACACAGGTGATGCCCAAGTTGCTGAAAAAATTGCAACTGAAAACAGACAAAAAATGAAATTGGCAGAGGAAGATTTTATAGCAGAAACTTTAGATGAAAATATGCCTAAAAGAATTTTACCTGAATACTCAACTGCTCACGGTGGATTAGGATTTACTTCAGCCGATCTTGCAAGAGCAAAACATAATTATTTTGCTTCAGATAAATACCTTATAGGTAAGGATGATTATTCTGATAAAGTAGATTTAGATGACATTCTTGGTAACAATAAAAAGTTAGAATTAGAACAATTAAAAGGGTTAGAAAAAGAAAATGCTGAATTAAAAACTGCAGCTGCTACTAATAATACAGTTATTCAAAACAATGTTAACAACTCATCAAATAAAGTACAACACTCTCATGGTTCTAAAATTTTACCAATTAGTGGCCCAGTACATCCATTGTACGCTCAAACTGCAAACTAAGAATATTTAATCACATCCCTTATTGAAGAGTTTTGTAGAGTTCTTTCTGCATCCCAAAATGTATTTCTAAGATTACCTGCAATCATTATTCTTTCACCATCTACTGGTTTAACTTCATGTGTTACATGGCCAGGAAATACAATTAGATCACCAGGTTTAGGATTGTATTCGAAATCTGCGTTAGGAAAAACTATTGGTGCATACTCTGGTACCTTTATATAATAACCAAATGCATATTGATATAACCAATGACTATGTGGACTAGCATTGTTTGTTTCTTTGTAGTGAACACCCCAACTCTCATGACATTCAAATTTTGTTTTTGCTAGTTTCTTACTAATTTCCTCTGCAAGTTTACAAGCTCTTTCTGCAACCCAAGCATATGATACACTTTCTTTATGCATATACCAATCTGTCATTCGTGGATTATATTCGTCACGAATAACTGCAGCCTTCTCTAGTGTAGTAAGTTCTAAGTCTATATGTAAAGGTACTTCTTGACCCGTATGACGTTGTATGGTCTCTGACATAGCATCATCATAATAATTGTGAACACCAAAGGGATATTTTTCTTTTGACTCTATTTGCATGATATTATTTATGGTGCCGCTTGTAAGATTCGAACTTACCACCTACTGATTACAAATCAGTTGCTCTACCAAATGAGCTAAAGCGGCATAAAAAAAGGGGGCCGAAGCCCCCTCTTCTCTATAAGTATAAACTTATGTATTACGCATTGTAAGCAACTTGCTTACCGAATACTTTGTTGATACCTGCAGCGATAATCGCTTTAGATGGTGTACCAACTCTGTATGAAACGCCTTTTGATGTTCTATTTTCATAAATCATCATACCTTCGTTTCTTAATTTTCCAACCATTGCAGCTGGAGATTTTAGATCAAAAGTGTTCCTTAGTGATTTCCAAGTTACATCTTGTCCTTTTGAGAAAAGGTTTCTGATCTTCGCCGTTTTTGATAGTGCTTGTCTACCCATGATATAGTCTCCTTTGACTTTTAAGAATTTAAACATATGTTTTATATCCTTTTATATTGTTGTTATTAGGTCTATAATACACGTTTATGGTGTGATTGTCAAGGGCAAAAATGCCCTTGATTTTCGTTGATTTTCCTATGCGTTTGCAAGTTTCTCAAAGTATGAGAGAGTATCTTCACCTTCTTTTGTTGATTCTGACTTCGTTTCCTTAGTTTCCGTCTTTGTTTCAACAGGTGATTTTTCGATAGTCTCTGCGACATTACCGACCACAGTTTTTCCACTTAAAACAATGTCGAGTCTAGTTTTTAGTTCGTCATATGATTTAAAGTTATCTGCAGCAGTAAACTCTTTAAGAGGATATGCTTTTTGACATACTGCTTCGATTTTTGCCTCATCTTCAAATAGTTTAGAAGATGCTTCAAAATCAGATGTATCATAATTCCAAAATCCAGCCACTTTTCTGATCTTCAATTTGAAGTTCGCACCACTAAATGGGTCAAAAGGGTTCACTGGTTGTTCGTCTTGAAATTCTGGTTGCATTGCAGCCAAGAGTTTATCATAAATTTTCTTACCATATCTGAATAAGAAAACCTTACCTTCATTCTCTGGGTGTTTAGGGTCTGTTACTACATAAACGTTAGAGTAGTATTGCAACTTTCTCTTTTGTTTTCTAGCAATTTCTTTATCAGACTCAGCACCTGTATTCCAAAGAGCCGTATTATATTCTGATACGGGGTCTTTCTGATTAACAGTAGTTAGAGAGTTCTCTATGTACCATTGACCAGTTGGTCCTTGAAACGCATGAGAGTAAACCTTTGCCCATGGTAGTTCTTCGCCATGAACTGCTGGTAAAAAACGAAGTACGGCATAACCGTTGCCAGATTTATCTAACTCTGGTTTCCATAGTCTTTCGTCTGTGTATGATTTTTTCTCTTGTGGTTGGTTTTCTTTAGTAACTGCACCAAGCAATTTATCTAAAGAATTATTTTTACGTATGTTATCTAATGACATTTTCTGTCTCCTTATGTTTACGTATGTTATCGTATGTTATTAAGTTTAAGTTAGGAAAAGACTTATCAACAAAGTTAAACTTATCGTTTACCCAATTAAAAGTTACATTTGAAAACTTTTCAAAAGTGTAATACAATTGGTTTAACCAAGCGTGAGGTCTCGTTCCTAAAGTATACGCAGGTAGATAATGTTCACTACCCTTGTATATGTTATTTATACGTTCTTTATCTTCATATTTCGAAATATCAAATCCGAACATATAAATTTCTTTTGCCTCTTTACTTGCAAGATAAACTGCTGTACTTCCAGCACCCCATTCTTTACAATCTTCAATCGGCGTTATCAAGTCCTTATCATTTGGATAAATGACATGTAGACCTAATTCATCTTTTAACTCATCTTTTTTTCTGTCTGAGCCATTGACAACCATCTGTCCTTGATTGTTGCCATAGTAAAAAACTTTTCCATATAGATTTTTTAATTGTTCTATCATAAAATTATCTGAAGGTATCATGTTCCAATCAGCGAAATAACATTTATTATTCAAAGAATAACCTGATTGAACTATCTCGCCTTGCATACCATAATCCACTACAACTAAATTATCTACTTTGTGATCTCGATAGATTGCGTTACAACCCCAAGACACACCATCAAAACTAGATACATCATATCCTTTTCTAGATTCACCATTTCCATAAACATAATGTATCATTTTATTG